CTCTTGTTTCGAAATTTATGTGTGCTTGTATGTACGTTGGAGGATCTATGTTTCTTTCAAAGTGCATTATGGGAGTACTCCAAGGTATTCTTGGATTATTCTCTTCTGTTTATTCTACGTTTAAACGTTGGTTTAGACGTATTTTTGGTATTTACTCTGTAAATTATGACGTTGATCTTAATGACATGAAGTTTTCATGGCATAATGATGACGGTGAGGTTGAGCTTCTATGTACATACAAGTCGTATGTATATAAGAAGTTTCCCACTTTGCGTAAAAATTGGATGAATGCAAGGGATTATTTCGAGGAATGTTCATATTACGCAATACTTTTTATTCTCGCTTGTCGGGGAGATGAAGTTGCGCGTACTATGCGCATTCCTAAAATATATCTTGAGAGATTTAGAAAACAAGATTTCTCAAAATATAGTATTGAGGTTTCTGGTTTTGACCAGGAAGGTCTCAGTGAGATACAACTTGAAGTTCAAGATGGTATCGTTATTCCCTTGTTTCTTAAGAATATTCCTGAGATAAAATCTGTGAAGATTTTACTGCAGGAAATGTATGCAAAGGAACCTCGCAAGCCACGACAAACAGGCTTGCCAAGGTTTTTACAAGAGGGCTGTATTGATTCTCAACATAAACAATCTAGAGAGTCAATAGAGCGAAATACCTTTAAGATGATGTCAGATTCTTTTGGAAGCCAACGAGTTTTAGGTATGCTCGTTGGAATAGAAAAGAATTATTATTTGACATTTGGCCATTTAATGTTTGATTGGAATCAGCGATCAAAAGTTGTTTTGCAGTCAGTTAGTGGCTCTACTGTTTCTATACCTACTTCCTGTGTCACGGTTGCTCCCTTGTTGAATGACAATTCTGAGCTTGAAAAAGCTCCGGATTGTATGTCAATTGCAGAATACTGCAAGTGGCAAGCATTGAACAAGGAAGAATCTCGTGATGCAGTTTTGATTCGGATTGACACAAGAGATTTACCTGTTGTGTCAAGTGTGAAGAGCCATGTTGTTCTTCATGCTGATTTGCAAAAGGTTGTTGGATCTAGTGCCAATTTGTCAGTGTTGACACCTTCTGGAAGGAATGTGCAAACACTTACAAATGTTACTATATCCGCTGACCCTATTCAGAACGAAGGTGAGTTATCTTCGTTCTTGTTGGATTCGTCTTTTAATTATCGTGCTACTACGGAAGCCGGTGATTGTGGGGCTCCATTGACTGCTATAAATCCCGTTCTCTCGAGGAAATTCTTTGGTATCCATGTAGGAGGATCAGAGAATTCGTTGTCTGTTGGCACGAGTATTTATCGTGAACTGATTGATGACGCTATTACTAGATTGGATAAGATTACAGTCAAGACTCAACAACAATTTTATTTTGAAAATAAAGTTGAGTTGAAGACTGACTGCGAGTTGCCTAATCTTGGTGATGGTGTTTTTGTTCAGGGCATTGTAAGTACTGCGTGTTTACAGCCAATTCGATCAAAGTTACGAGAGAGTGAGATTTATGGGCATGCATTTGAGCCTCAAATGGAACCTGTACATCTAAAGCCTTATATGAAGGATGGAGAGATTTTTGATCCACTTTTAGCTGGGATTAAAAAATATGCTGGTTTCAATCCTGAAACTGATCCTTTAATGGAGAAGGTTGCGAAGGGACTTGGACAATGTTTGGAGAGTATTTCTCCTCACAAATGTGATGAGTATCGACGCGTCTTTACCATTGAAGAAGCAGTTTTTGGGATTGAAGGTGAATCTTCATATGGAGCTTTGGATAGATCCACATCTCCCGGGTATTCTTGGGAATCTCATATGCCTGGTAAAACAGAACATATTAGATTCGATAATTCTACTGGAGAGACTTGGATCTCTGATAAACTTCGCGATCGTGTGAGCGATCGTATCAAAAAAGCAAGTCAAGGTATACGCGAGCAGACAATTTATAAAGATACTCTGAAAGATGAGAAGAAGAAGTTTGGAAAGAAAACACGTGTGTTTTCTAATGGCCAAATGGATTATAATATTGCTGTTCGCATGTACTTTGGTGGCTTTATGTTGTGGTTTATTAAGAATTGTGTTTTTAACAGATCTCTCATAGGTATTAATATGTATGAGAGAGTTGTAAATGTTATTGCACAATCCTTGAAAAACCGCAAGATAATTGCCGGTGATTTTGATAATTATGACGGAACTTTGCGGTCTGATATAGGGTGGCTTTTGTTAAAATATATTGTGGAACCTTTCTACAAAGATGCGACTGATGAAGAAAGATTAATTAGAGAAGTTCTCTGGTTTGATCTTTTGAACTCAATGCATATTTGTAGGGATATTCTATATTATTTGATAAAATCCATACCTAGCGGACATCCTTTGACTTCGATTTTTAATACGATTTATAATTTGTTTCTCTCAGTATATGCTTATATATTGACAGCGCCTAAAGATATAGCGACTGTCACTGAGTATTTTAAAAGAATTTTATCATTCTTTTATGGAGACGATAATTTAATGGCCCTCCTTAAAAATGAAAGTAGGTTTTATACTTACCCAAATTTGCAAGTGATTTATAAAAAATTAGGTCATTTTTATACGGACTCTAGTAAGCAATACTTTGATGAAACAAAGGATTTTGATAAATTGGACGATGTTACGATTTTAAAGCGATATTTGCATTTTGATGAAGATCTTGGTATTTTTACTGCTCGTTTAGAAAAACTCGTTATTGAGGAAATGAGCAATTGGATTACTAAGAATGGACATCCAACCGCTTTGATGTTAGATAATATCAGAACATCAATGCGAGAAGCCAGCCTTTGGTCTGAAGAATATTATTATAGTGTTTGTGAAACACTTAATAATGCTCTTGAGAAAGTGGGCTGTGAGAAACTGCCGATTGAGGAATACTCAATCATGAAAAATACAGTTTTGCAATAATCGCTTTTCGCCGTGTGGGCGTTAAGCACCGGTTAGTACACGTTAGTTACTATTTAGAGAGAAAACTCTGATTAAACCTATTGGTGTGGTAATCCAATAGTATAGCCTTGACACGTAAAAGACCTAACGTGTGACATCGAGTAGGCGAAAATCTTAAAATCTGAATATTATGGATACGACACTTATACAACAAGAAAATGTTGTTGAGGAAACTCAACATCAATTGATGACTTTAGTTGACGAACAAGTCTCCGCTATAGCAACTGTTATTTCCAGTAGTGGAAATGAAAGTTCTGCTACAGCAGGAGAAAATAAAATACACGGACTTACTGATTTTCTAGAAAGAGAAATAAAGATTACCCAAGGAACAATTCTTTCCTCACAACCACGAGGAACTGTGTTGTTTAGGATATCTTTACCCCTTGATCTTCTTCAACATGAAATGTATGTTATGAAGATTGATGGGTTTAGATATATTAAGGCAACAGCAGAATTTAAAATTGTTATGAATGCCCAGCCTTTCCAAGCAGGCATTTTTCGAGTGATGTATTTTCCAGTTTTATCACCGGACGGTAGTTACAATACTTCTCTTTCTACAATGAAACAAATGACTGGACTCAACGGAGTGGATGTAAATTTGGAATCCAAGGAACCTATGGTTATTAGTATTCCATTTATATATCCTCTCCCTTCATGGGATATGATACTTGAGCCTGATTCATATGCGACTGTACAATTTGTTGTATATTCGCCTTTGTCTTCTGGCTCAGTGTCGTATACGGTGTTTGGGCGTTTCCGCGATGTGTCATTAACTATGCCAACATCTCAGACTCTCCCGAGTACCAATCGATTTATTGCCCGCAAATTTAAGCAGCAGGGAGGATTTGAAGAAAAATTGAAGAGTCGACAACTTTGTAATAAAGTTCTTAACTTTTTGATTTTCTTTGGATCTTTTTTGTCTCTTTTTTCTACTGTATTTCAAAAGTGGATGAACTCTAGACGCCTTGTATTTAAACAACAAATAGGCGCTGAGGAAAGAAGAGCAGTTCCAGGTGGACCTGTTTCTTCAATTGCCAATGCTGTAACAAATGTTGCTACAACATTGAGTGGTATTCCATTTTTATCAAGCATAGCTGCACCAGTGGCTACTATATCTAATATAGTTGGTTCTGTTGCATCTATGTTTGGTTGGAGTAAACCGCGTAGTATGGCTGTTGTTACTCAGACTCGACCAAAGATTGTAGAATGTTTCAATAACTATGATGGTTATGAAACATCTCACTCTATGGCCATGTCTGTGGAAACAGCCACCAATGTTGTTGATGGAAAGTTTGGAACTACCTACGATGAATTACATTTTAATTCATTGTGGAGAGTTCCTCAATTCATTAACAGCTTTACGTTGCGTACTTCAAATACTGTTGATCAGAGATTGTTCTTTATGAACCTAAATCCTGTTACTTTGACGAGTGAACGAATTGGAAATACAGTAATTACTACTAATTTAGGCTATATTTGTTCAATGTTTGAGCTATATAGAGGCTCACTTGTCTTTAATTTCAAGTGTGCTAAAACTATTTTCCATTCGACTAGAGTTGCAATTGTCTACTTTAATAGTGAGACAGAACCACCAGCAACTTACACTCCTGATCTGGTTAAAAATTACCAGATAATTTGGGACATTAGAGAGACCTATGAGCAGTCATTTTCCATACCTTATATACAGGGTATTGAATGGTTGAATCTTCATAGTACTGACACTAATTTTAAAACTTCAATGGGATACATTGGAGTTTATGTTATAAATGAATTAGTTGTTGGAGGAACTGCATCCCCTTTCATTGAATTTTTAGTGGAAGTGTTTGCAGGTGAAGATTTTTCTGTTGCAATACCTAAGAATTATGAATTACTTAACGGTTATGTTCAACCTATAACCGCTAGTGATTCTCTAGTTGAATCAGGACTTCTAGTTAGAGCATATAATAACGATGTTCGATTTAGAGCTCCTTGGGAAGGTGGAGAGGGTACTTCCATGGCAGCTGGTGTAGTATATGATATTACACAGAATATGCCATTGGGAACTACCTTTCTCTATCAAGGAACTAATTCCTCTGTTAGTACGGCAACCGTTACTTATAATCATTTGCCACCTTTTCCTTCTATTACTGTTCAATTTACACTTTTGGTAAATGGTACAATTGAAACTCAATTGACTGGCTCTTATGGAAATTCCTATGAGATGCCAGGTGTTTTTATGTTTCCTGTACAGCAAGTTGTGATTGTAAATTCACCTGCTGTGAAGGGAACATCAATTTCAGTTGAGGAAGCGTCACTAGATGAGAATAAAATTTCTGATCATAGTGATCCTTTAATTATCAATCGTGTATTAACTGTTTCTGATATTTCTCTAAAGTATAAAAACGGAAAACCTATTTTGGCCATTGGCGATAGTCAACGGTTATTAAAGGTTTTCAGTAGAAAAGAGTTTAGAGAACCAGTTACTTATTATTTTCGAGGTGGTGCTCGCTTTACTCACGAAAATACAACATTGGCATTATCTTTTGTTAAAGTTGTGTTTCTGCTTGAGCATGGTGTGTACACCTTGAAGATTTTTGATAACTGGGACAAGCATAAGAAAAAGTTGCTATTCTATCAGAATTATAAATTTAAAGAAAATAAATTCTTTAAATTTGTTGAACAGCAAATAGGAAAGGAAGAAGCATTGATGAGTCCTACATTTTCAAAAATAACCGGATCAGTTGATTTGGTGCCATTTGAGCATCAACACACTATTGGTGAGAATATTATTTCATTTCGCCAAATGTGTAAGAGATATACTTTATTCTCTGAGAAGCGCTTTTCAAGTGCTACTAATCCTGTATCTGGTTCTTTTGTTATGTTGGATCCTCATTCTTTTGCTGGTAACGGTCTTGATATTATTGATTATCCTTCATATATCGCTCCTCTCTATAGATTTTTTAATGGAGAGATGCGATATAAGTTTATAGTTAAAGACTTGAATGGACATTTATATTCAGGTCCTGTAGATGTGTTTTTTCTACCGAACTATACTGGTAATCAAATGCCGTCCATTAATAGTCTTAATTCTAGTAAAGTTATTCATTTTCCGCATATTGAGGGTATGGGTGAATTTACTATTCCATATTATAATCGGAATAATAAGACTATTCTTGGAGATGTACGAACAAATGGTTTGTTGGCTCCTGTTCCTTCTCGTTTCTGTGTATTTGTACCGGGATCACAAGATCTTGACCTGGTCGTATACAGATCAATTGGAGAAAATTTTTCTTTTGGCGCTACGTTATCTGCGCCAACATTGGTATGGACTGAGAAAAATTAAAAATATTGACCCG